GGCGGGATTGGGGTCTGGCTACCAACTTCATGAGTGGTTGAAGCTTTCCAAGGGAAAGCCTCTTCCACGCTATGTCATGGTAGGTGACTTTGAGTCAGCTACCGATAATATAGAACATGAGGCCGGTATCACCTCGATGGACTGTCTACTGACAGCCCTTCGGTGTGACAGAAACTCATATGCAAAGAATTACATAAGACTACTATTATCTCCAAGGGAGATAACCGAGAATGGGGTTGTAACAACCACCAACTCGGGGTGCCTTATGGGGGAACCAGGGACAAAGGTTATTTTAACCTTTCTCGCACTAGTAGCAAATTGCTACGCTCGAGAATCAAGTCCTGGACCCCTCTTTGCAACAGCAGGTGATGATCAAATTGACGCCGATGACAACCTTGAGATTTTGGAGCGGTATGCAGTAGCCTCGAAGATAACCACTATGGTTCCTTCGATGGAAAAGTGGGGAGTGTTCCAATACTCCACACTCTACTGCCAACAACTCCTAGATGTCAGGGAAAGCATGGAGATCTCTGTCCCAAAACCCAGATTACTTTCACCGGAGACAAAATCATCCCATGGGGATGACGAGATAAACCCTTCCTTTGGAAAGGCATCTCAATTGTCAAAGGAAATGTCATGGTCCCCCTATAAGGACCTTTGTAACTCTATGACCCTCATGTTTCTTCGAAACATGGGCAGGTTTATTGAGTACAAACCTGAGCTCTTCATTCCAAGGGAATGGGGAGGGCTCGGGCTGACAGGACCGAAAGCTGATCTGGTGGCAAAAATGCTACCGCTGCCCCACCGGAATCTAATTCTCCACAGAGAACGAGGTTCAGAGAAGGCTGGTAGAATTCTTGCCAGGTGGTCTACATCCCGAAACTTTTCCAGAGGAATAGATTTTGAAGATGAGGACGAACCATTGGGTGAGCTCTTCGAATACCTGCCACAGGCAAGTATTCACGATGTTACCGGCGATATGCCAGTTGAAACCCGCTTCCGTGAACGCTTGAAACAAGCTAAACGGGAGGGGTGGATTCCAGTTCACGAATTGCTAAGAGCAATTCGCGAATCTCGTGCCTACGCTTCGATTTGGGACCCAACGAATGAGAAAGTCTCACGTGGGTACAAATCGCTCCCATGGGGAGAGCGTACCAAGCGCATGCACGCTGCCTCTCTTGACCTTCCAATCCTAGACGGGATATTCCCACCAGGACCACGATGGCAGGAGTGTACAGTGATTCTTGTTGAAGAAGTTGGATTCCAATTCTCAACAGAAATTGCAGGAGAGGAAGAGGGGGAGATTGTTGAACGCATGGAGATCCTACCAGGGGTGGGTTCTCATGCACAACCTCGCCTCTTCTTACACTATGATAATCATAGACTTCTCACGAATGCTACCTCACGATAACACCTCTTGGAGAAAAGATTATTGAATCTCGCCCAATCACTTTCTTGCTAATCCAACACTCAGTTAGCAGTACTCATGGGTTGAGTTTGATAAACTTTCTCAGTTTCTTGCTAAGCAATACTCCTCCGGTAGTCAGCCGG